GTGGTAAAAAATGACCCCTATTGGAATTTTTGGAGGGTCATCTTTGCAGGACTAATAGTCAATGGAAGTCTATTGGTCGTTCTTTGGCGTTTTATTAAGTTTCCATTTTTTATTTTAGTGGGTGCTGGTGCAGTTGCTTTAGTGAATATGGCACCATATATTCCAGGGTCAATATTATTAGGTATAGGTATTATAGGCATGATCATATATAATGTGACGAGGACAACCAAGTCATGATAAAAAATCCCCCAGAAATTTCTGAGACTGAAAAGGTCTTTCACATCTATGTAAAAGATAGATGTTTATATCATAATCTAGACCTGGAAGATTTTAAAGAGAAATGGGAAATGTTGAATGTTATGGTTGGTTTATTAAAGACTGATTACCAAGAAGAAGATTTGGATTATACTGCAGTAGAAGAAACACCCACTAATGGAGAGGAGCCATCTTATTAAATGCAACAATCTATATTATTTGCCACTCCTATATGGAAGTTTTCTGAACCAGTACCTGAGGGTGCATATGAGTGGGCATTGGATTATAAAAAAGCGAATGCCTCTGTAATTATTTCAAATAGAGGTGGATATCAGAGTAAACAAAATTATAACTTTAATACTTTTCCTTATTATAAACATATAAGGAATATGTTGGGACAGTTTACGCCTCTTAATGAATTTAAAATAGAAGGGTGGTGGGTAAACATTAATGAAAAAGGCGATTATAATTTACCCCATACTCATCCAGGTACTGATTTATCTGCTGTATGGTATATTACGAATAATGAGGGTTTATTATATTTCCAAGACCCATTGATTATGAATAGATCTAATCTCTATGCTAATATATTCGCTCAGTTTAATGAACAGGCAAATAAAACATTTGAATGTAAAGCAGGGGAATTGATAGTCTTTCCTTCTGATGTACCACATAGCGTAGAACAGCACAAATTAGATAAACCTAGGATTAGTGTTGCTTTTAATATGGTGGCAGGGAATACAGGTGATCGTTCTTATTAAATGATATGTTTATTAATTCTAGTGAAGATTTTATATATCATAGAAAAGGTTTATTAAGTGCTTCTTTGTGTAAATCTATTATAGATTATTTTGAGAATAATCCTAATAAACATCCTGGGATCGTATATAAAGGTTCATCTGATCACTGTATTATGGTAGATCCTAGGGTAAAGGAGAGTATGGATTTATCCTGCAATTTTGCAGAAATAAAGGAGGGGTGTTTATTTCACTTACACCATCATCTATTTGAAGTGATAAATGAATATAAAACAAAATATGAATTTTTAAATGGATTAGCTCCATGGAAATTGTTTTCTGATTATAACATTCAGAAATATCCTCCAAAGGGAGGATATTTTTCTTTACATTCTGAACATGGAGCAGGTGCTCGTGACTCAAGAAGAATTATGGCATGGATGATATATCTAAATGATGTGTATGATGGTGGACATACTAGTTTTCCTAGTCAGAAGAAAAAATTTCAACCAAGAGTGGGAGATGCTTTAATATGGCCTGCATTTTGGACTCATCCCCATCAGGGAATTACAAGTAAAACTCAAACCAAATATATTGCAACTGGTTGGATTTCTTATGTGGAGTTATAAATTATTAAAATGAATTGTACTAATATATTCACTACTCCTATATGGCACATACCTGTAGAGAAAGAAGAGATACCCAGGATAGAAGAGTTACGTAAATGGGCGCTAGAATTAGAAAAGACTGATAAAGGAGAGATTAAATCAAATAGAAATAATACTTTTCATAGTACAACAAATTTTGATTGGTATAGTATTCCTCATTATAATCTATTAATAAAGAAATTAGAGTTCTTACCTAAGTTTATTTTTATTGGAGGATGGTGGATTAATATACAACATAAGGGAGATTATACTACACAACATATTCATCCTGGTTCTGATTTATCTTTTATTTGGTATCTTACTGATAATCATAATTCCTTAGTTTTTGATCATTCTGATTATGCCATGACAAGAACAAGATTATATGAAGCATTTAAAAAAGCAAATAATAATCAGCATACTGATCATAATCCTTTATTTCCTTCAAGAATGTACTACCATTGGAATTGGAATTGTAAAGCAGGAGATATATTAGTCTTTCCTTCTGATACTTTACATGGGACTGATCCTCATAATAAAAAAGAACCAAGGATTAGTTTATCTGGAAATATTATCATGAATTATCCATAATGCTATTCCTAAATTGACAATCACTAAATAAACTGATATAATAATGATGAAATGGAGAGTAATTAATTCATGGCTAAAGGATTTACTGTAAAGGCAAAATCTCCCTCAGCAATTAAAGGTAATAAACAAGAAAAACCTGAATGGGATATTGATGCTATTAAAGCAAGAATGAGAGGTAAGACAATAGTATTTTGTCTACCAGGTAGAGGAGTATCCTATGTCTTTTTAAAGAACTTTGTTCAACTGTGCTTTGATATGGTACAGAATGGAATGAGTATTCAGATATCACAAGATTACTCTTCTATGGTTAACTTTGCACGTTGTAAGTGCTTAGGTGCAAATGTATTAAGAGGACCTGATCAGATTCCCTGGGATGGTAAACTCAAGTATGATTGGCAACTTTGGATTGATAGTGATATTGTATTCACATCTGATAAGTTCTGGCAACTATGCGATGTAGCATTCCCTGCTGATGCTGTTAATGAAGATGGTTCTATTGATGAATCTAAAAAGCATCCTATCTCTGCTGGTTGGTATTCCACAGAAGATGGTAGAACTACTTCTGTTGCACATTGGTTAGATGAAGACGACTTCCGTAGTAATGGTGGTGTTATGAACCATGAGATGGTCGAGGGCATTTCTAAGAGGAAGAAGCCTTTCACTGTTGATTACACTGGTTTTGGTTGGGTTATGATTGAACATGGTGTATTTGAAAATAAAGAGATGAAGTACCCTTGGTTTGCTCCTAAGATGCAAGTCTTTGAATCTGGTGCAGTTCAAGATATGTGTGGAGAAGATGTTTCCTTCTGCTTAGATGCTATTGATGCTGGATATGAAATCTGGTGTGATCCTAGAATTAGAGTTGGTCATGAAAAGCAAAGGGTTATTTAATAAAAAACTTAAATCCGAGTTCTTATGGGACCTCATTGCAGAGGTCCTTACAGTACTTTCCCATAGAGATGGGGTAGATTATAGAGTAAAAGCAACCGAAAACTCAGTTAATAGGAAAGTTACCTGTTATATTGATGATAAAAAAGCAGATTGCGACACATGGGAGGTAATTAATGGCGAAAGTTAAGAGAGGAGCACTAGGAGTTTCAGATTATATTGAAACTACACCCAAAAAGACCCGTCAGGGTCAAGGGAATCATACAAAATATGCTGCTTCTAGTAGAAATCATGCCAAAAAGAGGTATCGAGGGCAAGGAAAATGAGTGTACGCTTACCAAATTGGTTCAGGAGAGAAATTAAGGCCATTGTTAGAGAAGCAATGGATGAATGGACTCAAGAATGTTCATATTTGACCCAAAATGAAGGTAAAGGAAGGTATTATTGCTCCAAACAGGACTGTGAAGGGGTAGAATTTAATGATAATTAATTATTTTACAGCAATTTACAGTTGGTGCATATGCTGTAATTGCTTATTTTTTAGCGAATTTCATATATTTTAGTATTTTAAGTAAAAAAATCCCGGAAAAACTCTAGGTTGGGATTTGAAAACACTTTTCTATGGTAAATAGTACTGTTAAGGCAATAACTCTTATGACTACTACTCAACACGATCTGGAACATGAGGTCTATTTAGACCCTAAAGATGGTAAAGAGCATATTAATCATGGTATGCATGAATATACCAAAGAAGATTTAGAGTCTTCTCATGCTTATTATGATGAATATCACAAAGATGATGTAGTTGATTCCAATGATGGCAAAATAAATGATTGGCATACTAGACATCAGGATCAACATCTTGAAATTTATTGTGATAATCATCCTGATGCAGACGAATGTAAAGTTTACGACGACTGAAAACCATGGAAAATGATTTTTTAGACAATTTAGGTAATCATCAGCACCAAAAAATGCTAAGAGAGATAGCAAATGATGGTTCTACTCCCAAAAAGAATAAGGTTTCTGCTCATAATGACCTCTATTCTATAGACGAAGAAGATGGATTAGAGTATGAAACTGATAAGATTACCTTAAATGAATTTTAGTGACTAAATAAGGTAGAATTCTTGTAACAATAAGTGCCTGTTCAAAGGGTAAGTAAGTCATTTAAAGATATTAGTGCTACTTTTCAGATTAATCCTCTGAATAGAGATCTAATACAGCTTAAAAATACTAACGCCATTGCAAGATCTATTCGTAATCTTATCATGACAATACCAGGTGAACGTCCTTTTAACCCAATATTGGGTTCAGGGGTGCCTAATTTGTTATTTGAAACGATGGATAAAATAACTGCATCTACTATTAGGTCTGAAATTGTCAATAGTATAGAGAATTTTGAACCTAGAGTAGAACTTAATGAGGTTATTGTAACAGAAAATCCAGATGATAACCAATTTGATGTTCAAATTCAATATTATGTGGTTGGCATTGATGTACCTCCACAAGAACTCTCATTCGCACTAGAACCCACTAGATAAATGCCGCTAGTTAATTTCAGTAATATCGATTTTGATGAGATTAAGGTCTCTATAAGAGACTATTTGAAAGCGAACAGCAATTTTACTGATTATGATTTTGAAGGATCAAACCTATCTACAATCATAGACACTCTTGCCTATAATACCTATATTTCCTCTTATAATGCCAATATGGTATCTAATGAGGTATTCATTGATAGTGCCACCCTCAGAGAGAACGTGGTGTCTCTGGCAAGGAACATAGGGTATGTACCAAGATCACGTAAAGCAGCAACAGCAACTATTTCTTTTGAAGTAGATGTTGGAGATAATACTGTATCTACTATAACGTTGCAACCAGGCATTGTTGCTACATCTAGTTTACTATTTGGAAAGCAAGCTTTTGTATTTTCTGTTTTAGAAGAGACTAAAGTTACTGTAAACTCTGACGGAATTGCAGTTTTTAATAATATTCCTATATGGGAAGGCACTTATGTCAAACAAAATTTCACAGTTAGTGCAAGAACACCAGATCAAAGATATAAATTAACCAATACTGGTATAGATACCAGTCTTCTTAAAGTTATTGTAAAAAGAGATGCAAATTCTAGTCTTTCTAGAACATTTAGACAATTTAACAGTCTACATGATGTAAATTCTACTACTCCAGTCTACTTCCTTCAAGAAATAGAGAATGAAAGATATGAATTACTCTTTGGTGATGGAATTTTTGGAATGAAATTAAGTGAAGAGTCTTTATCCTATATTGAAGCCACTTATGTAGTTTCAAGTGGAGAATTGGGTAATAATATTTCAGAATTTTCTTTTGCTGGGCAATTATTGGATCAAAACGATTCTCCTATTACTACAGGAATTTCTGTTGTTACTACAGAAATAGCATCTTATGGTGGATCATCTATTGAAAGTGTAGAATCAGTTAAAAAATACGCTACTCAGATTTTTTCTTCTAAAAATAGAGCAGTTACATCTAGTGATTATGAAGCAATTATTCCTCAAGTTTATCCAGAGTCAGAATCTGTTTCCGCTTTTGGTGGTGAAGATTTAAGTCCACCCAAATATGGAAAAGTTTTTATAAGCATTAAACCTTATAATGGAACGCACCTCTCCAGTTCCATTAAAAGAAGTATAACTAATGATCTTAAGAAATACTCTGTTGCTGGAATTGTTCCAGAGATTATTGATTTAAAATACTTATGGATAGAGTCTAACTCTAGTGTTTATTATAATACAAATTTGGCTCCTAGTGCTGATTATGTTAAATCTGTTGTTTTGGGTAATATCTTAAATTACTCCAAATCTTCTGAGTTAAATAAGTTTGGTGGGAGATTTAAATACAGTAAATACCAAAAAATTATTGATGATAGTCATGAATCTGTGACTTCTAATATCACTAGTGTTGATATGAGAAGAGATCTTGAAGCTTCTTTGGGTAACTTTGCTGAATATGAGATTTGTTATGGTAATAGATTTCATATTAAGAACCATGGTAAACCTCCAGTAATGGATAACCAGGTTGTTGGATATAATATTAGATCTTCTGGATTTAAAGTGAGTGGAGTCAGTAGCACTGTTTATTTGGGAGATATTCCAAACCCAGATCTTAAAACAGGTTCTGTATTACTCTTTAAATTAAATTCACCTACTGAGGTTGTAATTGTTAAAAAAGCAATTGGAACCGTAGATTATATTAAAGGTGAAATTAAATTGCACTCCATTAAAGTCATTTCTACCGAAGTAAATCGTGGATCATCTTTAATTGAAATATCTGCTGCACCTTATTCTAATGATGTTATTGGATTACAGGACCTTTATTTGCAGATAGATATGAGTAATGTTGATGTTACTATGGTTGATGATAGAATTTCTTCAGGAAATGATAATTCTGGCAGCAATTATCTAGTCAAATCTAGCTATCAACACAGTCTAGTTCGCGGCAACCCTATTTACAATCAATAAAGCAAAGTAAATGGCAATAGATAGAATACATTTCCAGGATATTGTTGCTAGCCAACTTCCGTCATATGTGCAGGAAGATTTTCCCCTTTTGGGAGAATTTTTGGAGCAATATTATGTGTCTCAAGAAATTGAGGGAGGAACATATGATTTAATCCAGAATATAGATCAATATGTAAAAGTAGACGAATTATATAATCTTTCTGATTCTACTACACTAAGTACAGACATTTCTTTCGTAGAGACCACCATAGGTACTGGTGCTTCTACTAATTTCACTTATGGTTTTCCTGAAAAGAATGGTCTTATAAAAATTGATGATGAAGTTATATTTTACGCTAACAGGACAGACATTCAATTTGAGGGGTGCGTAAGGGGTTTCAGTGGCATTACAACCTATGTTGGGACTAATACTCCAGATAAGTTAGAATTTAAAGAAACTGCTGTTCAGAAGCACACTGCAGGGGCTATAATCCAAAATTTAAATATTCTTTTCCTTAAAGAATTTTTTAAGAAAGTAAAGCATCAATTTGCTCCAGGATTTTCAGATAGAACATTAACTAGTGATCTGGACCAAAGAAACTTTGTTTTTGGAGCAAGTAGTTTTTATGATTCTAAAGGAACTGATGAATCCTTTAAGATACTCTTTAAAGCTCTCTATGGTGATGAAGTAAAAGTTATTAGACCTAGTGAATTCTTATTTAGACCCTCTGATGGTGATTATCAGGTTACTGAAGATTTTGTAGTAGAGAAAGTTCAAGGAGACCCTTTAGACCTTAAAAATCTTACATTATTCCAAGATTCCACAGAAGCACGGGGAACTGTAACTAATGTTCAAAATATATTATATGGAGATAATCAATATTATCAAATAAGTATTGATGGTGGATATCAGAGAGATATTGATCTCCAAGGCACCATTTATGGAAAATTTGCCGTAACTCCTAAAACTCAACTTTTAACTACTGTTGGATCAGGATCTACTATTCTGGATGTTGATTCAACTATAGGATACCCTCAATCTGGCAAATTAACTACTTTTGATTCTAAGGGACTTCCACTTAAATTAACATACGGAAGCAAAACATCTAATCAATTTTTTGATGTTTTAACTGGAACTGGAACTACCTTAGATTCAATAATTAATGAAGAAACAGATATTCATTTAGATGAATATGCATATGCATATAGTGGAATTACTACTACTAATCAAATTAAAGTTAGGATTTCTACTACCCTTAAAGATCTTCAGTTAGATGATGATACTTATTATTATAATGTAGATGATACTGTTAAAATTCAATCTTTAGGATTACAATCTGAGATAATTCCATCTAAGAATTGGACTTTTAATATTAAAACTAATTGGGATGTAAACACTCTTTTACTTCTTGATGCTACTGAGAAAAAATATAGAGTATCTACTTTTGATGATAATTTCTTAAGACCAGGATATGAAATAGATCTTATTGATGGTGTGGGAGGAAAAACCGCAGGAAGAGTACTTAAGAAAACTTCTGCGATTGGATTTGAAGTTATTCTTCAGTCTCTTGTGGATACTGCAGAATCTTTTAAGATAGAAAATAAAGTTTTAAAAGGAAATTATCCAGGTAAAACCTTACCCAATCAATCTATTGCTAACGTTCAAAATACATATGCCAAATTTGATGGTGATGTTTTAATAGCATCTAATTCACTGGCAAGTTATGGTGAAGAGACTCAAATTAGTACTTATGATAAAAAAAGATCTTTTTCTGGAAGAGCTGATGGGGAGGTTATCACCTTTGATAGTGAAGAAGATCATGGATTCTACACAGGTGATGCTGTTTGGTATCAAGGAGCAACTATTGTACTTTCTACTTCAGTTATTGATGGAGTAACTATTAAGGACACCACCTTTAATACCTTCGACAATATGGACGAAGGAGTTTATTATGTTTATAGGGTTGGTCCTACTAGTATTAAATTAGGAAGAAGTAGAGCAGATTTATATGATGAAACATATATTACCCCCTCTGGTTCTGTCACTGATAATAAGTTTATATATTATCCAAATTATCAAAAATCATTATCCCCTCAACAACTTTATAGACAAATTATACCTCCCCTTAAAAAACAGGCATCTTATGCTACTGAGACCGGATACACTGGTATTTTAATTAATGGTGTAGAAATTCTTAATTATAAGTCTGGAGATCAGGTAATTTATGGCGACGTAAGAGAAGTTAATGTTATAGATGGTGGAGAAGGATATGATGTTATAGAGCCTCCACTATTCCATATGCAGGATGTTGTGGGAACTGGTGCTACTGGAACTACTGCTGTTGAGGGTGAATTAGAAGAAATTAAGGTCGTAGAAACTGGATTTGATTATGTTGATACCCCTATTGTTAAAATTACTGGAGGAAATCCAGTAAAACCTGCAGCAGCAGAAGTAATCATAACTGATGTCATTCATTCTGTTGATTTTAATGCTGAGCTTGGTGGAGGAAATGTAGGTGTTGCTACAGATGGTGGTTCTACGATTGGATTCTCAACATATCATAAGTTTGCATCTGGTGAAAAGGTCATTTATAAGACAAATGGAGAAACTGCTGTTGCTGGTATTGTTACAGATTCTCCATATTATGTCCAAGTAGTAAATGATTCAAAGATTAAATTACATAATAATTATAGTGATGCAATTCTTGGAGTAAGTACTGTAACATTTTCAAATTATGGAAATGGAACTCAAAGCATTCAATCTGCTGTTAAGAAGAATGTAGTATCTAATATTGTTGTAACTGATTCTGGTTCTGGGTATAAAAATAAGAAGAGAACCATTCCATCAGGAGGAATTAGCACTGCTCGTAATCAGGTCAACATATATCAACATGGTTATCAAACTGGAGAAATTGTTAGATATACAAAAGGAACTCCTGTAGTATCAGGACTTTCTTCAACTACAGATTATTATGTTCATAAGGTAGATGATAATAACTTCTCTCTGAGTCTTGTAGGATCTGGAGCTACTACTAAGTATTACTTAGATAATGAGATTTTTGTTTCTTTAGGATCTACTGGAAATGGATCTTTTAATTATCAACCCATCAGTGTTACTATTGAAGGTAATATTGGTATTTCTACATTATCTGGTCAAGACTTTAGAGCAAAAATTCAACCCCTCTTTAGAGGTAAAATTAATTCTGTTGATTTAACTAGTAATGGAACAGGATATGGTTCTTCTGAGGTTATTAATCTTGACAGACAACCAGAGGTTACATTCCAAAGTGGAACTGCTGCTTTAGTCACTCCGGTTATTGATAATGGAAAGATTATTGAGGTAGTCATTCTTAAGAATGGAAGTGGATATAATTCTCCACCTAATTTAGTAATTACAGGTGATGGTAATTATGCCAGATTGACTCCCATATTAAACAATGGGCAATTAATAGAAGTTAAGGTACTTAATGGTGGTGTTGGATATATTCCAGATAAAACTTCTATTGCAGTTAAAGCAGCAGGTAAGAATGCCATTGTAGACTCTAGAGTTCGTAGATGGACTATTAATAAGGTAGAGAAGGATAAGAGTATCATCAAAGATGATGATGGATTCCTTAGAAATAATATAGCAAATGATTCCTTACAATATTCACATGTTTATGCTCCTCGTTTATTGAGAGAAAGTGTTTATGGGATAACAGAAGAAAGGGTGATGTATGGTAACCCTGATCTGGAAAGAGAAGTTGAGACTGGAGAAGAAATTGATAGTACATATCATTCTCCTATTATTGGATGGGCATATGATGGGAATCCAATATATGGACCATATGGTTATGCTAATCCTAGTGGTGGTGCTATTACCAGAATGGAATCTGGTTATGAATTAGATGTTGATAGCACTTATAGACCTAGCCCTTCCGTTTATGGAGATGGTTTCTTCACAGAAGATTATACATTTACTAATAATGGACATTTAGATATTCATAATGGAAGATTCTGCGTAACTCCAGATTATCCTAAGGGTAGATATGTTTATTTTGCTACTATTAAATCTCTTAATGGTCAAGTTACTCCATTTGAAAAATCAAGACCACCTCAATTCCCTTATTTGATTGGACCAAGTTATCATTCTCAACCTATTCCATACAATTTTGTATCTTCTTCTAATCAGAAGACTTATGATATTCAAAAACATGGTTGGTTTAGAAATACTTCTCCTTATAATTTGAATGATCCTAGGAGTGGATATGATTACCTCTTTAATTCTAATGAGGATAAAGAGCAAACCATTAATGTTACAGGTGCTAGTTCTGGAGATATAAACTCTATAAAGATTGTAAGTGGAGGTAGTAATTATCAAGTAAATGATAAATTTAGTTTTGATCCTTCTGAAGTAGCTGGAAGTGGTGCAGCAGCAAAAGTTGAAAGGATTGATGGAAAGGAAATTATAACCACTAATACTTCAACTACCACCATTAATGATGTAGAATTTGCTTCTGACGGTATTGATAGATTTATTGGATTTACATCAACACCTCATCCTTTAGAAAATGGCAGTATAGTAAACATTGCTGGACTTAATACTCATTTCGCTGGATTTGATGGAAGATATACTGTTGGAGTAAGATCTGACTTCTTTGTATTGCAACTTGGTGTAGGAAATACTGCAGCTACTGGTATTGTCACTTATTTCTATGTTGGTGGCATTTTAGAATATCCAAATGTTCGTCCTAATGATATTTTAGGAATTGGAACTGAAAATGTTAAGGTCTTAAACGTAGATCAAAAAAGTCAAAGATTAAGAGTTTTAAGAGAGGCTAATGATACACCTACTTCTGGTATTGCATACACCAGCGGTAGGGATTTGTTTGAAATTCCTAGGAAATTTAGATTTGATACTGGATTAGGAAAGACTACTAAATCTTTCACTTTAAATGAAGAATTCTATTTTTATCCTCCAGAATCTGTAGGACTGGGAACTGTTACTACTGCTGGTGCTGGTACAACTATTGTTTTTGCTAGTCCTGGGGTTGGAGTTGCTTCTATCTTCTTAGATCCACAATCAATTTATCTACCCAATCATGGATTAGATCTTAATGATAAGGTAACTTATAATACCAATACTGGAACTGCTATTTCTGCATGGAATGGTATTACTACTAACACCATTGGACCTGCTTATGAACCTTTAACTGACCATTCTGTATTCTATGTTGCTCCTCTTACTAGAGATACAGTTGGTCTTGCGACCAATAAAGTAGGATTGGCATCTACTGGTGGGGGATACGCTGGAGTTGGTACAGATATTGGACTTCTATATTTTACATCTGTTGGAACAGGTGCTTATCATAGTCTTAAAACTTCTCTTCCTAGTGTTATAAGTGGTGAGGTAAGTATCAGTACTGTTACCGTTGCGGTATCTACTGCTCATGGATTAACTAAAGGAGATGAAATTTTCTATGATCTGAATGCAAAAAATACTAAGACTATAAATGTTCTCTATGATGATTACAATAGAAGAATAGTTTTTGATCCTATAACTTTTGTTGCTGCTAATGTTAATGTTATAAACAACACTATTACTCTTACTAACCATAATTTTAACAATGGTGATAAGGTAATCTACAAGTCATCTTCACCTATGACTAACCTTCAACATGAAGGAATGTATTATGTTGTAGTTGATACGAAGAATAAGATTAAATTAGTAAAAGATCAAGCAGATGTAGATACTCAATTAATTATTAACCTTGAAAATGCATCTGATGGAACTATATGTAGAATTAATCCTTTAGTGGAAGTTACTAAAAATGAAAAATTAAAGTTTGATTTATCTAGTACTACTTTAGCTTTCATAAACAATAGCACTAATTATGCTGCTTTTGATCTTGATGTCTATTCTGATAGCAATTATAGCACTCTCTTCTTGTCTTCTAAAGCAACTTCAACATTTGAAGTCACTAAGAGTGGAACTGTAGGGGTAACAACTACTGCTAATTTAACCATAGACTTTACTGATGATGTTCCCAATAATTTGTGGTATAAGTTCTCTTTACAGAATACTGATCTTATTCCAGCTGTTAAGAGTGAACTGGTTAATGATACTGATGCATATGCTCATAATCAAATAGATGTAGTAAAAACAGTTTATGATGGGAGACATGTTCTTTCAGGTATAGGAACTACTACTTTTACCTTTAGTGTTAATAAAGCTCCATTACAATCTGGATATGGTACTACAGATGCTGGTGCTACCTATGAGACTACTTCTGCTAGTGCAGTAGGTTCTATTGCAAAGATAAAGATTACTAATAGTGGATTTGGTTATAAAAATGTACCTGGAATTTCTAGTACCAAAACCACATCTGGTAGAGGAGCTCTTCTTGAGGCAGAGAGTACTAATATTGGATCTATCTTAAGTAAACAGTTTGACGCTAATGGTATTGGATTTGGATATCCTTCAGATAAGACTGTAAGGGCAGTTGCAAATCTTCCTGAAATTCTAAAAATAGAACCATTATCTTCTTTTGAGAGTATTGGTATTAGTTCTCAAGGTCAAAATTATCTTGTATCTCCTGATTTGCTGGTTATTGATGGGTTTACTAATGAAGTTCTGACAGAAGCAGATATAGAATTTGAATTAGGTGATAGAGAAGTTACTATTCTTAATAATACAACAGGTATATACAATATTCCACCCACTATTCTGCCAGTTAAGAATACTAATGGGGTTGGAATTACTTCTCTCAGCTACACAGAGGCAACTAAGACAGTAAGATTGTATCTAAACACTACCTTTAGTAATGCTTCAGATTTCCCATATAAGGTGGGTGAAACCATTATGGTGGAGAATATTGCTATTGTTCAAGATGGCACATCACCTGGACTTTCTACAACTGGAAAGGGATATAATTCTTCTAGCTATAATTATTCACTTTTTGATGTTACTGCAGTTCTTCCTCAGATAGGTGGAACAGGTCCATATGTAGAATATAGCTTAGAAGACTATTTGGCTGCAGGTGAAATACCTGGAACTGTCACTTCTGATACTTCTTATGCTAGAGTAATACCTTCTAGTCAGTTCCCCATATTTGACCCTGTATTGAAGAAGAATAATTATGCTGTAGGGGAAGATGTTACAAATGGTGAAACTTTAGGACAAGTTGAATCTTGGAATAGTAAGACAGAGATCTTAAAGGTTTCCGTAAGTCAGGAATATAGTGTTGGTGAAACAATCAAGGGATTGAGTTCTAGGACTCAAGGTGTGGTAGGAAAGAAATATAACTTTGATGCTGAAATTAGAACAGGAGCTGGAGCCACTATTATAAATGGTTGGCAGAAAGAGACTGGATTCTTGAATAATAGTATGCAGAAGTTGCCAGATAATCAATATTATCAGAATTTCTCATATTCTATTAGTTCAAAAGTACCATTTGCAACTTGGGAGGATCCTGTAAGTGTATTAAATCATCCATCTGGATTTGACAAATTTTCAGATCTTCAGATTGTAAGCGAATTAGAAGATCCTAAGCAAGGCATTGTATTTGCTGATGATACTAGTGTTGAAATTACTGTTGATTGTATTAGTGAAGGAAGTCTACATTGTGATTATGATTTTGACTATGTTAGTGAAGGTACTGTCTTTATTAATGGTGGAGCTTTCTCCAATGAAATAATATTTGAAAATAGAATTATTTCTGATTACTATGAATCTGTGGGCAATAGAGTATTGTCTATAGATGATGTTAGTTCTACCTTTAATAGTAATGAAAGAAGTCAAAAGTTTGGACATGTAAGCGCAGGTAGTTCTAATTACACCTACAATAAGATTTTCACATATGTGAAAGATAGAATTTATACTGATGAAAGGCAGTTCTCAATAGCTGGAGTACTTCAAAATGAAGCTACGGGTTATATGCAGCAATATGCTACTATTGAATCTGTTGATAATTTGGGATATTTTGATTATTTGGCTACTGTTGATGGTTGGGATTTAACTTTCTACCCAGTTAATTTTGAGACAAGAGTTTATGATATTTCCACTATTAACTTTAGTATATTGAACAATTATAGTGGAATAACCACTATTGCTCAATTGGGAGATGTTGTCAAGATTAATAGTGGAGTTACTACTATATCTGCTGGTTCTTCTGACAATATTGTCTCTATGTCTTCCACCTATAGAGCAGCAAAACTCTTGGTGATGGCTCAAGATAGCAGTAATAATTATACTGCTCAGGAATTCAATATGATCCATGATGGTTCTATTGTATTCTGGGAAGAATATGGAAATATGGATAACCCAGCCACCAGCACAGATGGTCCAGTATTTACTGGAATGGGTACATTCAATGCATTTATTGATGGAGAATCTAACCTTAAAGTCGACTTTATTAATTCTGCAGGAGTTGAAATTACATTAAATTCTTCTATTGTTGCTATTGCAGACACAGCAACAGGAATTGGAACTTATTCACTGACTACTGGTAAACTGGAATCTAGTTATATTGCTATATCATCATCTACTAATCCTATATCACATACTGTAGCTTCCTTTACTGATCCTTATGATGCTGCATATTATGTTGTTTCAGTAAAAGATACTACAAATAATCTTTATGAAGTTTTTGAATTAGGGGCTATTAAGAAGGCAACTGATCAAGCAGCAGTATTTGTGGAATGGGGAAATGTAGGAACTGGTGGAAGTATAGGACAAATTGGTATTGGAACTACTTCTGCTTCTAGTGCTACTCTGGATATTAGGTATAGTCCTAATACTTCTACTGCTGTTCAAGTAAGAACTTTAGCAATTCCTCTTCAGGTTTACAATGATAATGATAATGACACTTCAATGCCAGCAGATAATGTTGTTATTCATGCTAATAAAGGAAGCTATAGTGGAACTTTACTAGATCTTCAAAAACAATTTGCTCTTGAGCATGATGGAAATTCCATCTTTAGAAGAATATTTGATGGAAGTGATTCTGGAATTGCAGATTCTACTTCAAACTATGTAAGAATTCCAGATCATTACTGGGTAACTGGTGAGAATGTTCAATATGGTTGGCCAGGTACTGGAACTACTATGGCAATTGGGGTTGCTTCTACTAACCTTTCTGGAGTAACAACTGATAAACTTCCCTCTGATTTGTATGTTGTGAAAGTGGATGATGGTAAGTTGAGATTTGCAGCTAGTGCAGAAGACGCTTTAGCTATTCAACCAAGTACTTTCGAAATTAATGCAGTTGGTGCTGGTGAATCTCACACCATTATGTCTAAGAAGCAGAATACTAAAGCATTGATTGCTATTGATAATATGATTCAATCTCCTGTAGTGGCTACAGCAGTTACCACAACATTAGGTGAAGATATTGTTTTCCAAGAAAGATTCCTTACTACTGGAATTACTTCCTTTGCTTCTGAAGACATTATCAAGATGGATGAAGAATATATGATTATTGAGAGCATTGGTGTTGGTGCTACTTACAGGATAGAAGTTTATAGGGGTCAATTGGGAAGTGCTATTGGCGTTCACACTTCAGGAGCCTTAATTACTAAGATATCTGGTAACTATAATATTGTTGATGGTATTCTTAATATGTCTGCTGCTCCTCATGGTAAGACTCCATTGAGTAGTACTACAAATGAGCCAGATGATAGGGATTGGGTAGGAATTACTACCAGTTCCACTTTCCAAGGTAGAACTTTCATGAGGGGTGCTGAAACTGGAACTACTCAAGAAACCTATCATGCTAACCATACTTTTGATGATATATCTAATCAATTTACTGGAATTGCATCTGACTTTATTTTGAAATCTGGTGGGTCAAATGTGACTGGATTCTCCACCGATAATGCAGTTATTTTAATTAACAGTATATTCCAAAAACCAGAAGGAGCACAATCTAATAATCCTAATGATTATACCATTACTGAATCTGCTGGAGTTTCTACAATCAGATTTAGTGGAACGGAAAGACAATATGGATATGATCCTAATAGATCAGAATATCCAAGAGGTGGAGTAATCATTTCTGTAGCATCTAGTGCTGGATTTGCTTATCAACCTCTTGTAGCAGCAGGAGCAACTTGTGATGTAGGAACTGCAGGTA